GCGTTGGTGCTGGCTGCGTTGGTGCAGGCTGTGTTGGTGCAGGGTTACTTGGTCGATTTGCTTCGAGTTTGGCAATAGCAGCAGCAACCGCAGCCGAGACAGCCTTATCTACCGCCGTATCCACGGCGGTATTGACCGCTTTGTCTAATTGCTTGTCTACTGCATCTTTAACTGCCTGACTAAGCTCCGAAGGCTTGACTGCCAAACGCTCCAAGAATTCCTCATAAGAGGTATCCCTTGAGATGGTGCCTTTCTCAATTGCCTCTTCATAAAGGCTTTTCCTACCATCCAAGATGACGGGCATCGTATCGACACTGTCGCCGGTGACGGTAATACCGCCTTTGATTTCGGCCATTCTTAAGCTCCTAAATTATTCTCAAGGGTTAAATTCCCCTCATAAACCACAGAGCGGATGCCCTTGACTTCAACCTGAACTTCATATCGCGCCCAACGCCATGTCCAAGCCGCCGTCTGCTCCGCTGTTAAAACCGTGCCGACGCCGCCGTCTGAATTGATTGTGTTGGGCTTGATAGTCAATGGAACTTTGACTGCATCCCCGCTGGTTGGTGTAATGACCAATGTCGCCGAATCCAAATGTTTAAGAGATGGATGTACATAACCTTTCCGATCCACAATAACGAAGGTTATCGGCATAGTTGTGCCGCGCTTCACTGCAAAATCAACGCGGGCAGTCATTTCAACCCATCCGGCAAATGCGCGCGTTGCTTTTCGCGCAGGTAGGCCGCACGGCAATGGTCGTCCTGCCAAAAAAACAGTGTATTTATTACGCGATACGCCATTCGGGCAACGCGGGTCGGCTGTGCCGCCAACACTGCCCCTCGATAGACACGGCTGCTGACGGTTTCGTCCGGACTGCCCGCAATCATGGCGTTGGCGAGCTGGTCGGCGGCGATGGCGATATTTTTAAAATATGCTTTCATGTTCAGACGACCTTAAATCTAGGACTTACCGCACGGACCGCTTCGACGGTTTCAGCCATTTCGATCTGTTTTTCCATTGCCTGCCGTTGCCCTGCAACGGTTGCACACAATGCCTCATATGCAAGGGTTTTGCGCAGGGCGGCAGCCTTGAGTTCGACCGGGTCGATGCCGCGCGACGCGGCAATTTGGTCGAGTAGCGGCGTTTTGACATTGTTATCCGCCTGCCATGCGTGAGCCTCAGCCGCCTGCAGCGGCCAAGTACCCACCTCAAAGGCGGGCAGCTTGTCCATACCTGACTTTTCGGCAACGATGTCTTGAGCCGCATTGGCGATGTCGTTAAGAGCCATCGTCTTGACAAGATTGAGATAGCGTTGCTCCGCCTCCGCTTTTTTGGCTGGGTTCTCAACCCATTTATCGCCATCCCAGTCGCAGTATGGCGACGGTGGCGGCAGCAGGGTTAGGGTGTCCGGCAGCGCGCCGACTTTGAGTACGAGCATCTCCTCGCCGTCGTCTTTCTTATACGCAACCTTGCCGCGATGGTCTTCGACGAACTCCCACTTATCGCCCGTCCAGCGGGCGACATTATTGGCAGGGATTTCAGGCGGGGTGGTATTGATGCAGCCGCCCGGGATGATATAGCTGCCGTCGCGCGCCATAATGTCGAGATCGGCAGCCACCTGTCCGATATAAAGATTTTCGTCATCAAGTTGACAGACGGGTTTTGTCCATTGGATGTTTTGGGTCATTTTTTTTACCTTTCTAAACGGTTTAAGGCGGCTTATGCCTTGATGCATGCCAGCAGGGCGATATTTCTAGGGCGGGTTTCAATGCCGCCAGCCGGGTCGGTTTGGCCGACAGTGTCAATCGATACGGTTGACGTATTGCTACCCCTGTCGGTGTCGGACATGCTTTTGACACCGATGCCGTGGCTGTGACTTCGGAATTCATCTGCCTGCCATGAGCCTATGACACGTCCGTTGTCGACAGTTCGCCCGTCATCCCAACTCCTGATAAATTCACCGCGCAAATCCGGGAGATTAAAGGTAGTTCGTCCGTCGCCTGCGCCATAAGTGGTGCCGATGAGGGCGAATAAGTTGGCATAGACGGTGCGCGACACTGCCGCGCCGTTTGCTTTTAGCCAGCCAAAGGGGACGGTGGTATGGGCAAAATAGGCGATTGCACCTGTCGGGACGCCGACGTTAAAGGTTTGGGTGTCTACTTTGGCGACCAGTCCGGGCGTATCCCAGCCAATAGCAATCTGATGCGCCGTGCCGCCCAGCCCGATTGCGCCTCCGCGCTTGATTGAGTTGTCAAACGCCTTATTGAGCGCAAACGATGACGGGACGGTTGCAACCGTGTAGTCATCAGGGTTGTGGCTTACTTTGCGGGCGGTAATAATGTCTGACCCGTCGTACTGGAGCGTGCCATCATTCTGAAGCCGTATGCCCTTGTTTGTCTTTTTATTGCGGATGTAGCCACCGGTGGCATCAGCGCCGATGTGAAGATAATTACCGGCATCAAACAATGCCTTGCTGTCGGATACGGTGATGCTTTTGTAAAAATTGGGGTCGTCCATGCGGGCTTTTACCCTGCCCAGCTCGTCATAAAGCCAGCGTGTACGGTTTGCCAGCTCCCGTGTCGGGCGGTTGTCGATACCGTTAGGGCCGCCCTGCACAGGGTCGGAGGTCTCCCATTGGTAAATGCCCGCCTCCCAGCGGCTTATCTCGCTTAAATTTGCCATCTATGCTGTCCCTCGATTAAACGTGCCGTCCCTTAATGCTTGTCCGTTGTGCCTCAAGGAGACGTGTTGGTAATCCAATGCCGCCAAAACACATCGGGCAGGTGCAAACGCCCGCAATGTGCGCCTCAGCAAGGCTGCCTGATCGTTGGTAATGGTATTGGTCATAATGATGCGGTAATGCGCCCAACGGTCTGTATGACCGTGTGTATAACTACCGTCACGGTGGATTTCGCCGTTGTGCAGCTTATTGCTTAAGCCCTCGACGATCTCGACCTCGCCGAACCCGAGACGGCGCACAATCTCGCGTATTGCCCAGGGTGTGCCTTTGTACCTGTGGAGCTGGTAGGCACCCTTGATGAGTTTGCGGCGGGTTTCATCGCTCTCGGCAAGCCAATAGCCGTCCTCGCCCAATATGCTTCGACTCTCCGCCAACAGTTCCAAATGTTCGGGCGCGACCAGCTCAGTCAAACGCGGCATCAGCTTGACCGCGTCAATGTCGCTCATCCTCAAGCCTAAATCGGCCAGCATCCGATAACGTTGATCGCGCTTGATAACGGAGGCATAACTCAGTGTTGCCATTGTTGCTACCCCTCTGCCGTTTCGGACAATGCCCGGATATTGACGGACGTACATCTTGCCCATTGGTCGGGCGTGACGACGGTTAGGGTCGGTTTTTTAAGGACTACGTTATAAACGCCAGCGACTTTTAAAACTGTTTGGATGTCTAAAGGCACAATATCCATGCCCAATTTTTCACTTCGCGTTACTTCATACTCCGCCCATGCTTGTTTTGCTGCCGCCAAAACCTCGGCAGCATTAACCCCGGTATACAAAACCAGCTCTGCGTCCAGCATATAGTCGATTGCTGCCGGAGCAGTTACGGTTACCGTGTCGCAAAGCGGACGGACGCGTTCTCCGGACAAAAACCTTTGCACCTCGCTCACCAACTCCGAAGACGGCAACCCGTTTTTGGTCAATAGCGTTACCCTTACTTGGCCCCCTATCGGCAGGCCGTCCGACCCCGTTAAATTGCCCACATGTACGTCACAAATAGCAGGGCTGACACGGCGGGCAAAATACTCATAAGCCCCGACAGGGCCTGCAACACTGAAGCTTTCCGGTGCAAGCAGGATGCGCTGTCGGTATGCCTCATCAGACTCTTCCGCCGCGCCGCCTGTCGGCACAGTAGTGTTGATGGCTGTAACGCCGTCAATCGGATTGACAAGCGTATTAACCTGCCCAGCGGCAAAACCATTACCGGACACGCCGGTTTGGATGCAGACAGCCTCCAAATCTAAAGTACGGATTGACGGCGAGAGCGTGCCGGATGCAACCGTCCGAAACACGGTCGCCCCGGCGGCCACTTGAGTGCCTTGTGCAATCAAAACAGGCTCCGCTTTGGCGGCAGCCAACGTAAAACGGATGGTGCATCGGGCGGCGGAGGCCTCAAGCCGCGGGGTGTTGACGTCATCGCCGCACAAATCCAGCATCAGCCCCGTTGCAAAACGCGGGTGCTGCTGGCGGTAGGCCTCATTGACCGCTTTGCGCACCAAAGTCTCACGATAGGCATAGGTGTTGATGAGCAGACGCTCGATGTGGGCGGGTTGCAGGGTTTTACCGCTGCGGGACTCATAATCCGTAATGGTTTGCGCCAAAATTTCGGCCAGGTCGTCCGGAACCGCCTTAACCTCGTCCCGATTGAGTTTGCTCAAATCCATGCCGCCTGCTCCAATCTGATGTCTGTGCTACGAATCTCGCCCGCCACCTCATCCGCGACGCGCCAGTAAACCGTCATCGTCAGATGCGGCGCAGCACCGCCGAAAATAATGTCTTCGACCACCACCCGCTTCTCCCACGTCTGTATTGCCAACATGGTCGAACGCACGATATTGGGGACAAACACATCTTCGGGGGTGTCCAGCCATTTGTAATGGTCGGAACCGAAATCAGGACGGGTAACGTCCGCGCCTTTGCGGGTGGACAGGATATTGCGGATACATTGGTCGATGTCGTCCGCACCCTGAACCACACCCGAACCTTCAGGTGCGAGCTGCCAGTGTTTTGAGATGGGCGCGGCGTAAAACATCAAAAAATCCCTGTATCGCTTATAGATACAGGGATTGTAGAGAAGGCCGTCTGAAACGCCTTTTAATGCGGTTTAATGATTTTTCGGCTCGCCGGTTTGTCCGCCTGAATCGCCGTCATGAATGTGCTTGCCGATATTGATGCCGTTGACGATGAGGTCGCCTTCAATGATAACTTTACCCTTAATATTCGCCGCCT